GTAGTTAACGCAGCACGGGTGAGCTTTGGTAAGAATAGTGAGTGGAAAAACGAGGATGAATTGTGGGTATGTCCCTTCATTGGCGAAACTCGACATGAGATGATGTCACCGTGGGTTACTCCTGTTCTTTCACAACGTGACACCAAGCTGATCAAGTACCTAGCCAAGCATAAGCATATCAGCCCTTTTGGTCATGCCTTTGCATCGTTCCACGTCAAGGCACCTATCTTTGTAGCACGTCAGCTAGTGAAGCATAAGTTCCTACGTTGGAATGAGATTAGCAGACGTTATGTAGATGATGATCCTGTGTTCTATGTACCTGATGTATGGCGTGGACGTAGTGCTGACAAGAAGCAAGGGAGTTCTGACGAGGTTGTCGAGGATATCCATACAGACACTACACTAGCCTATGTGAAGTCACTCTACAACCACATGGTTAACTCTGGAGTATGCCCTGAGCAAGCTCGTATGGTACTGCCACAGTCTACTATGACTGAATGGTACTGGTCAGGTAGCCTTGATGCCTTTGCTGACATGTGTAAGCTACGTTGTAAGCCTGACACACAATTAGAATCACGTATCGTAGCTGACCAGATCAGTAAGCATATGTCAGAACTATTCCCAGTATCATGGAGGGCATTGAGAGATGAATAAGCTAACAACAGATGAGATCGTGACAATGTGTGAGAAACTGGCGCGTAAGTACCACCAGCATCACATGCGAGATGACCTGATATCTGAAGGGGTGCTGGCTGTTTATGAGCGGCTAGATACCACCCCTGATGATTACCCTGCTAGTCTATACCGCAGGGCTAACAAGGCTATGTATGACTACCTTAACGTCAAGACAAAGGCGGTTACTATCCCTGCGTCAAGGACTGCGGATGGTCTGATGTCTGGTAACAACTACACAGGTCAGACACACTCAGATAAGGGTAAGAAGATACTCGAAGAGGCTTTGATGTCCACGGTAGTTGAGTTTGACGAGAGTTTTATGGTGTCTGTACAAGACTGTACATCTGGTTACGAGTCACAGGATTACTTAGAGAAAGCTATGCAAGTCTTAGACGACAAAGAAAAAGAGTTAATCACCCTACGTTATTTTAGGTACAAGACTCAAGGGGAGGTAGCAGAGTTTTATGGAGTTAGTAGGCAAGCTGTTTCCTTATGGGAGACAGAGGCTCTTGTTAAAATGTCTAAGTTGTAACAATTCGTGACTTGCGGGGATAAAGATTATGTCTATATAGTAAGATAACACTTGTAAGAAGTTACTAACTTAAGTTATCTCTTAAGATTATAACAACAACAAGTAATAAAGACATAAGTAATTACTTAAGTTACTACTTATGTGTCGTTAACAACAAGGAGAATCCACATGGCAGAGCATAGTCATCAAGAATGCCCATACGAGACCTGTGGCTCTTCTGACGCCTTTAGTTATAATGACGAAGGGTACGGAAAGTGCCACGCCTGCAACCAAGGTTACCCCTCCAGCAGAAAGACCTTCGACTGGGCGGATGAGAAATACCCGACAAAAGGAGATAACAAGATGTCGTTCACACCTAAAGCTGTTGTGTCGTTCCATGATGACACCCCCCGCGATGGAAAGTATGAGACCATGCGCGGTATTCAAAGCCGTACAATGGAAGACTACGGGGTTCTAACCTACGGGGATCGTCAAGAGTACGTGTACCCCAGCGGGGGAATTAAGGTACGAAACCTCAAGGAGAAAGGTTTCTACGCTAAGTCAGGGTTCAAGAGTGATGAACTATTCGGGATGAACCTGTTTACTGCTGGTAGTTCCAAGATGGTTACGATCACTGAGGGCGAACTGGACGCTCTCTCAGTGTCTCAGATGATGAAAGGTGCCTACACTAACCCAGTGGTGTCTCTGCCCTCTGCTACACCCTCTAAGAAGCTCTGGGAAAACTGTTCAGAGTGGCTCAACAGCTTCGATAAGATCATCCTGTCAGTAGACACAGATGAAGCTGGTAATGCACTAGCAGATAAGGTTGCCAAGCTATTCCCTAACAAGGTCTACCGTGTTAACCACTACCCGTATAAAGACGCTAACGACTTCTTACAGAAAGGCAAGGGGAAGGATTTCAAGGGAGCGTGGTGGTCAGCCAGTAAGTACACACCAGATAACGTGATGAACACCACAGAGGACTTCTGGTCGCTGTATCAGGATGCACCAGAGCATGAGTATGTGCCAACAGGGATACAGGCGCTAGACGATAAGATACTAGGGCTGATGCAGGGTCACTTCACGGTTATCAAAGCACCGACAGGCATTGGTAAGACTGAGGTAATGCGTTACCTTGAGTACAACATGATTACACGCGGCGTACCAATCGCTGCAATGCACGTAGAAGAAACCAAGCTACGGTCTCTGTTAGGTCTTGTGTCCTACGAATGTAATGACAACCTGACACGCAGGGACTTGATTGAGGAGAAAGGGGCGAACGATCAGGTTCTTGCGGCTATTGAGAAGCTAACGAAGGATGAGTTGTACTATCAGTTCTTCATGGGTGACGGACAGGGTGCAGAAGAGCTATGCGACCAGATCAGGTACTTTAGTCAAGCCTGTGGATGTAAGTTTGTGTTCTTTGAGCCTATTCAAGATGTCGTCGTGGGATCATCTGAGGAAGGCAAAGAGTCAATGCTGGCAGACCTAGCTATCCGACTATCTAAGTTGGCAACAGAGCTTAACGTAGGGATCGTGACTATTGCTCACACGAATGACAATGGCGACCCAAAGTATTGCAAGATGATCGGACAACGTGCTTCTGTCGTTATTGACTTGTCACGAGAGAAAGAGTCAGATAGCTTAGAGGAACGAAACACTACATACATCCGCGTTGAGAAGAACCGACCATGCTCCGTAGAGGGTGCTGCTGGTACAATGCGATTTAACTTAGATACGTTTACATTAAGGGAAGTATAATATGAGTATTGATACACAAAACAAACAGACTGACATGATTAGAGATTACCTTGACGCAGGTAATACCTTGACCTCTTTAGATGCTTTAAAGTTGTTTAGTTGCTTTAGGTTGGCTTCACGTATGCATGACCTTAAGAAATTAGGATACTCTTTTAGTAAAGAGATGATAAGCATTGACGGTAGCCGAAAGGTTGCGCAATACAGTAAGGAGTTACATAGTGCAGAATGACCTATTCTCTGACTTAGAGGAGGCGTATAAACAGGGGTCTGGCAGAACGAAAACTTGCATTTGGTGTAAGAAGGAAAAGCCAGAAGAGACCTTTGGTTTGTATAACAGAAACGCTGATGGCAGAGACAATAGGTGTAGGTCTTGCATAAAGTATAGTACAAGTGTTATAGAAAAGCTAAAGGATACTGCGCCAGAAAAACCAGAGGTTTGTGAGTGCTGTGGTAAAGTGCCAAAGAAGAAGTTTGTGCTAGACCACTGCCATAAGACTGAGGAATTTCGAGGTTGGTTATGCGACCATTGTAATCTAGCAATAGGTATGTTAGGTGATGACGTAGAGGGTGTAGAAAAAGCACTGAAGTATGTAAGTAAGGAGAGATAAAGTACATGACAACAGTTTTTGACATTGAGACGGACGGTCTTTTAAATGAGATGACCAAGATTCATGTCTTGAGTTACTCTGACGATGGAAAGACTATCCATCATACACACGACTACGATGAAATGCGTGAGTTCTTTGCTACACGCAAGACTATTGCGGGCCATAACATAGTTCGCTTTGATGCCCCCGCCGTAGAAAAGATACTGGGCATTAAGATTGAAGCACGTATGATTGATACACTGGCCCTAAGCTGGTACATCAACCACACACGCATGAAGCATGGGCTTGAGGGCTACGGAGAGGAGTACGGGGTGCCTAAGCCAGTGATTAAGGACTGGAACACCCTGACGCCTCAAGAGTACGCTCACAGGTGCGATGAGGATGTACGCATTAACGTGCGTCTGTTACGGGACTTAGACATTAAGCTGAACAAACTGTATCGGGACACACCAGAAGACAAAGACCGTCTAATTGATTATCTGTCGTTCAAGTTAGACTGCGCCAGAGAGCAAGAGGAGCTACGGTGGAAATTAGACGTACCAAAGGCACAAGCAGCCTACGACGAAATTAGCCGTCTCAAAGAGGAGAAGGTTGAGCAACTCGCAGATGCTATGCCTAAGCGTATCCTAGAACGTATGGCAACACAACCAAAGGTTATGCACAAGAAAGACGGAGAGTTATCATCACACGGGGAGAAGTGGATAGCTCTCTGCAAGGAGTACAAACAGTCTGTNACNACGATAGGCTTTAAGGTNAAGACNGGTGAGGAACGGGGCAACCCTAACTCTAACGATCAGGTTAAGGACTGGCTNCGGTCTTTAGGTTGGGAACCACGTACATATAAGTTTGTCAGGGATAAGAAAAGCGGAGACACAAGACAAATAGAACAGGTACGCAAAGGCTCTGACTTATGCAGTAGCGTTCGGAAACTTTCTGCTGTTGATCCTGCTGTTGACTTGCTCGATGGTCTCACTGTTCTTACTCATAGAGCAGGTATCTTAAAGAGCTTCTTGGAAGGCCACACAGATGGCTACCTACAGGCTGGTGTCTCTGGACTTACTAACACGTTCCGCTTCAAGCACTTCAAGCCACTGGTTAACCTACCCAGCGTAGACAAGCCTTATGGTGATGTGATCCGAGGGTGCCTAATTGCACCAGAAGGTTATGTGCTATGTGGTGCTGATATGACATCATTAGAGGACACGACTAAGCGTCACTACATGAAGCCACTAGACCCTGACTACGTACAGGAGATGAGCCGTGAAGGTTTTGACCCGCACTTAGACTTAGCACTACACGCAGGTGTTATTAAACAGGGTGACATCGACATGCACAACTCTGGTGAGAGGTCACTTAAGGAACTACGTAAGAACTACAAGGTTGTTAACTACAGCGCCACGTATGGTATTGGGGCAGCAGCACTAGCACGAGGTACTGGCATGAGCAAGAAGGCTAGTCAGACCCTCTTAGATGCCTTCTGGTCACGTAACTGGGCCATTGAGAAGGTAGCTAGTGGGGCTAAGACAAAGGAAGTGTTGGAAGGCATGTGGCTTAAGAACCCAGTGTCAGGTTTCTGGCATAGCCTACGAAGTGACAAGGATCGTTTCAGTACGCTTAACCAAAGCACTGGGGTATTCTGTTTTGATACATGGGTTTCTCTGTGTCGTAATGAAGGAATTAAATGTGTAGGGCAGTTCCACGATGAGGTAATTGCCCTAGTCAAGAAAGGAGATGAGGCTACAGTAGAAAAGATCATGCACGATGCTGCTATCAAGTTGAATCAAAAGGTAAAACTTAATGTTCCCCTTGGTACAGATGTGCAATTCGGCAACACTTACGCAGAAATTCACTAAGTGGTGGGTATATAGCTAAAAGTTGCTTGCGAAAACAAAGAATATGTCTATATAGTATAGTGTAAACCCCGACGAAAGGAAATTCAATGGGCAAGAAAGTTTATGTAGAGTGTGAACTAGAGTGGACGAAGTTGCGGGAGGAAGATCGCGACATGGGAAAGAACCTAATGGAAGGATCAGACCAGCGGAATACCATTGAGGCAAAGCAAGGTCTCTACGTTGTTAACTGCGTGATTGATGATGCTGCAAAGAATAAGATGATTGCTGATGGCATCCCAAACAAGGGACTACAAGCACAACTGTTTAAGACCAGCAAGGAAGGTAAGGGTTTCTACAAGGCTACACGACCCCACGTTAACCCTAAGTTTGTTGATAAGGAAACAGGACAGCAGGGAGTTGTTATGGGGCCACCAAAGGTTCTTAAGTTGATTGATGGAGATTACATCGAATGGGACTGGGAAGCAGACGGTTTGATTGGTAATGGTTCTAAAGCTACAGTGAAGTTCGATGTGTGGGACGGTAAGATTACAACTATGGAAAAGGTTCTAGTTACCGATCACCTTAAGTTTGAAGAAAACAATGACGAAGGTGGGTTCTAATGAAAGTAGAAATTAAGTTCACCTCAGAGAGTGAAGATGATGGGTTCGAAGGTAGCACAACAGTGGTGCGTGGTAACATTGTTGACCTATACGGGCTAGGACAAGCCTATGCAGACGCAACACGAGCCGCAGGATTCACATACGTTAATAACGTAGGATTTGAGAAGGATGATGGCTCAATGGTCTTCAGTGATTGGTAATGGCTAAGGGCAAGGTTTTAGTAGACGGAGACATTCTGGCCTACCGAGCAGCCTTTGCCACTCAAGACGATCTCCCCAAGGACGCGGAAGAGAAAGTAGAGATACTCCTCGACTTCGTCCTTGAGGAAACATTAGACTTTGTTACACCTGACCAGTACGAGGTGTATTTAACAGGGCCTACTAACTTTCGTTCTGAAGTAGCAAAGAGTTACCCATACAAGGGAAACAGGAAATCAACACCGAAGCCTACTCACCTACGACATATACGTGAGTATCTCATTAAGAAATTCGGTGCAATCGTAAGTGAAGGAGAAGAAGCAGATGATCTCATAGCAATAGAAGCTACCCGACTTGGGCCAAATACTGTCGTCGCATCAATCGACAAAGACATGTTGCAAATACCCTGTTGGCACTTTAACTTTAACAGGAAAGAGTGGACACGGGTATCCGAATGGGATGGAGACAAGTTCTTCTACACTCAGATACTGACAGGTGATGCAGCAGACAACATCAAGGGGCTGAAAGGAATTGGCCCTAAGAAAGCAGATAAGATACTGGTAGACTGTAAGTCAGTAGATGAACTCTGGGAAGCCTGTGTGAAAGCCTATGATGGTGATACAGAACGTATCATTGAGAACGCTAGGTTACTTTGGTTACGGAGGTATGAGGGACAGCTATGGCAGCCACCAGTGAGCGTAGACGACACGCAATAAGAAATGGTTACAGATCAGGACTTGAGGATGACATATCCGTTGACTTGAAGGAGCGGGGTATATCTTTTGAGTATGAGACCCTGAAGATTAAGTGGGTCTTAAACGAGAACAAAAGTTACACCCCTGACTTTATTTTACCTAACGGTATCATAATTGAGTCCAAAGGACGGTTTGTAGCTGCGGATAGAAAGAAGCACTTGAAGGTTAAGGAGCAACACCCTAAGTTAGACATACGATTCGTATTTAGTAACTCTCGTGGTAAGATTAACAAGGGTTCTAAGACAACATACGGTGACTGGTG